TAACTCACCTATTTCATTATAGGTTGGAGTAAATAGTATGCCTTTATTATTGGCGACGTTTAATAAACCCTCGTAACCGGTCAAACCTGATAAATATCCCAATGTGCCACCAATAATACCACCAAGCACAGCACCACCTGGACCACCAAATAATCCTAATCTTGCACCTGCAACAGCACCTCCAGCAGTTCCACCAAAGCTACCACCAATACCAAGTAACATTTTTAAAGTTGGAAATGGATTAACCATGCTAGTGCCATAAGTTCCAGTCTTAACAGCCTCTTTGTTAACAAGTTTTGGATTGAGTTCTTGATCAGTATAACCAACTAAACTTTGGAAATTATCCATAGCAGTTATAATCTCACCTTGTGTTTTACCGTTAGCTATACCGTTTCTAACAATGTCAGACATGTTATTTTTAAATTCGTCAAAAGGCATTTTATGTCTAGTGGGATCATATCTTGCACTTCCACCCATTTCTTGTGCAGCTTGTGTAAAGCCTAAAAATTTAGGTAAAGTAGAATCAGGAGGTAATACCATTTTTGTGTTGCTACCCTCTTTTGCTCCCGGTAAACCTGAATTCTCAGCTTTTACTCTAGCCTCTCTTATCTCTGCAAGCTCTTGAATTGTTAACATTAGTTCGCACTCCTTAATTCATCAATTACTTCTTTAGGTAAAAAGCCTTCAAACATATCAACCTTTTCTGAGTTTAAACTTTGATTTGCATAACTTTGTGCATAGTTACTACCCTCAGCCATGCTTGGTCTCCATCCACCCATAAAAGACATTCCATCTGGAGTTAACCTAATCATAGAATTGTTGTAAGCCTCAGTTCCAGGTTTCTCAATTAGCGATAACTCTCTGTTATATTCATCTGCAAAATATCTTAAAAACTTCATATATTTATTTTTAACTTTTTCGTTTGTGTTCCAAAAACCACCAAGCCTTACTATATCTTCTGATTTAGCAATAACGTCTTTAAGTAGTCTGTTTGAACCTTGTAAATAACGAGCGAAAGCAAATGTTTGTGTGGTTTCTAAAATTTTAATGATGTCAATGTCAGGATCATTTAAAACATTTGTTTGAAAATCTGCATAATATTCCATTATTTTTGCAGTCTCAGCTGCTATCTCTTCTTCAGACATTCCAGAATTCGCAATATCTTTTAATATTGCATTTTTCATGTTGTTAGTTTCATTCACTAATCCGTTTACATCTGCATCAATACCTAACTCATCCATAATTATTGACTGCTTTTCTAAGGTAGTTTTACCTTGCAGCATGTTTTTAATTTTTTCTGCTTTTTCACCTGTGCCAAATAACTTTGGGAAGGTAGAAGAAAATTCATCTATACCTTGTGTAATTAATTTTCTAAATGCGATTGGCCCGTAGTTAATACCGTAAATATCAACACCCTTTTCTTGAAATTTTCTATAAATATCCAAAACATATTTAGTGTTGTTTAATGCTTGCTCCATAAAACCTAATTTTTCTTGCACTTTAAATATTTGATTTGGATCTGATCCAAAAAGACCAGTTGTGTACACAGGATCAGCACTTGTACCAGGTTGTGCTAACATAAATACTTGTTTTCCTACAAGTTCTTCAGGCACTGCTTGCCCGTTTATTTCTGCTGGATAAACAAAATTAGAATAAAAAGTAGCTTCAGCTGGGCTTAATATGTTTTTAAAATAACTTTTTTCTCCAGTTTTCTTGCCGTTTTCGTCATAATCAATAGTCATAACCGCAGAAGCATAACGAGGATCTGCTTCAAATTCTTTTTTTAATGCCTCTTCTTCGTCTTTTACTAAACCAAAAGCTGTCAAGCCTATCTCTTTTAAATTTTTTTGATTTTCTGCTTTTTGTTGAAATAAATAATTTGCAGTTGGTGCAAAAGCTTGAGCTAGTAAATCTAAAGTTGCAGGTAACTTTCTTGTTCTATCTGTTCTAGCTCGTAATAAATCTGTGCCAAACTTTAACAACAATAAATTTTTATCAATTTTATCATCATAACCTATGGCCTCTTTTAATTCTTCAGTTAATGCTGCAACTCTATTTTTCTTCTCTTCCTGAGTCATACTTCCTTCAGTGTTCTTTAACAGTTCAAACTTAGTATTTGAAAATTGTTGCAACGTTTCATTTCTCTCTTTGTTCAAATTAAATTCAGTAGCTAATTGTTTAGTCTCTGCATTACCAGTAACGTTATATTCACCTGCTTTATTTATAAAATCATCAGCGCCTTTTTCAGATCTTTGTTGAATTTCAGGTGTGCTCACCTCTAATTCTTGTTGTGTTATTTTTTTCTGAAACTCAGTATCATTATCATAAATAGGATTGTCAGGTGCAAACTGTTCAATCTTTGAAGTAGTGTATGTATTATCTTTTTTTGATTCTAAATTATCAGGGCTGCTTGCAAGCACTACATCTGGCGTATCTGTTTTGGCATAATTACCATTTAAAAAATTTATTCTGTTATCAACTTTGCCAACTAACTCTTCATAATCATAAACATGTTTTAAGTCTGTCTCTAAAAGCTCTCTTTGTTTTAGAAGTTCTTCAAGCCCCATGTTTGCTACGTTATCACGTATATATCTGGCCTTATTACCGGATTGTCCGTACTCACCTAATTTGTCAAACGTTGCAAACAAATCTGCAGTAAGCGGATAAGGATCTATGTATTCATCACGAAACGTCGATAGAAAAGAATTTTTATTAGGATCTGCCATGTTTTAAAGCCATTATTCCTTTCGATAAATTAGAACCGTCTTTACTAAAAATTTTACCTGCACCTCCAGCGATAGTAGCTGCTGTTCCTAAAATATCTTGAAATGCTGTTGTTGGAGAGCCAGTTGTCTGTCTAATTTGTGTTCCTTGTTGTTCAGGTAGACCACCAAGAATATTGGCAAACATAGAGTATAGTTGTAAAGGTTGATTTTGTGCTTGCAAAATGTTTTGTCTTTCTATTTCTGCTGCTTTCTCACCCTCAGCTTGTTCTAATTTACCTGCTCCCAACAATGCAGAAATGTCTTGTAAACCTAATTTAGAACCTGCCGTGGCTAGATTACCCTCCAATCCTGCTGCTTTTAATAAATTAGCAACTCCCGTTTGATCTGCTTTAGACTGTGCACTGGTAAAGTATGGAGCTAATTGTGCCCCTGCTAATTTTTCTTTTTCACCTTGTTGAAAACTTGCTAATGCTAATTTCATCGCGTCGTCTGCAGCTTTAGCAGATGACGTACCGATTGCTTTCAATCTTGCTTCTTCTATTTGCCCCTCAGCTATTGCATCCCTTGATCCACCAAATGCACCTCTTTGTCTAGCAACATCTGCAGCTTTCGTTTTAGCTTGATCAGCTTGTTTGTTAATTTCATCAATAATAAATTGTTGTGATTCACTTAAAAAAGGTTTGAAAGAAGCTGGATCAAAGTCAGTGCTTATTGCATCTATAACTCTTTGTTCACCTCGTGTTACAAAATCGTCAACTGGAGTTTTAGCTAAAGTCTGCGCATCTTGTGTTGCTGCTAAAGCTGAAAGTATATTGGGATCAAATGCGCCTAAACCTGCTTTTAATCTATCTATAGCATCTTTTTGTGTTTGAGAAAGACCTACAAGTTGTCTATCTGGTAAAACCGGTGCGTCTTTAATAAAATCTTCTAAAGCTTTTATTAAATTTTGTTGAGCTTCTTCTATAAAAGCTGGTTTGCCGTATCTTATAATTTGTTCTTCTGCCATTATGTACTCATCATATTCATTTGTTCAGCTTTAGCCATACTATCTAAAATATTACCTAAACCTTTTTGCATCATGGGATCGCCAGTCATTGATCCGTCTTGCATCTCCATCTTTTTTAAACCATTTATTTCTTCTGTGCCCATGCCATCCTGAGCTGTCATCATAGGCATACTTCTTTGTTTTGGCATACCCATCTGTAATTTAGACATAATTGCCATAATTTCTTGTATTGATTTACCTTGCGCCATCATTTTAGAAATCATTGCTTGTAAATTTTTGGTTGGGTCATTTGTTTTAGTACCATCTTGTGCCATAACAGGAGCATAATTCATGCTACCATCTTCAGCACCTTGAAAGTCATAGCCCATAGCTTTTGCTTGAGGTTTAGTATCTGCTCTTAATTTATCCATCATCTGTTGACCTTTTTCTGTGTCTCCTCCGCCTAAAGCAAATAAAGTATACTCAGGTATCACATGTTCATTATTACTTACTAATATTTCTTGTGTTTGTCCTGTGTTAGGATCTACTATTTCACCATCTAATAAGTCTTCTCTACCTGCACCCATTCCCACTAATCTACCGCCTGTAGGGTTTATTCTGTCACCACCTATTTGACCACCCATCATACTGGGTTCTATTAAATCTCCAATGCCGCCACCAGTAGCAAAATTACCTTTACCGCCTCTACCTGGAATAACAGTATCTGGTTTTGGTTTTTTTCTTAAACTTTCTAAAATTATTCTTTTCAAATATGCGTCTAACTCCTGATCACCTTCTAATTGAGCTATTCTGTTTATTGATTCAATTCTTTCATCTGAAGTAGGCATTCTCGTCAATGTTTGTGGTGTTATACCCATGACAGTGCCTTTACCTTCTTCAAATGTCATTCTATTACCATCGCTATTAATTAAACCCATTTGTCTTAAGAAATCAAAAACATCTCCTGGTTTATTTCCTATGATATCAGCTTCTTTTGCTTTCTTTAAAAATCTATCTTTTATTAAAAACGGATTTTTAGATGCATCGTATTGAAATTCATCATCAGATAAATTTGTCATAGCAGGATCTTCAAAAGCTCCTAGACCAGCTAAAACACCAGTTCCTAAAGCTGCTGCAGGAGCATATCTAAGAGGGTTATCTTTTTTTAATGAATCAAAAACTAATGAGTCTTTGAACCTATCAAATACAACGTCTCTTGCACCTCTTCCTAAAGGCTCTCCACCTGCTCCTACTGATAATATTTCTTTATTTTTTAAAATGTCTAACGGACTTACATAGCTTGCATTTGGTCCAAATCTTGAGCCAAATGTCTTACCTCCAAAGTAGCCACCTACACCTCCAGCGAGTGCTTGTTGACCGCCTTTACCCGCAAGTAAAGGAACACCAGCTCCTATTAAAGTAGAATAAAGCGGACCTAATCCAAATGCAGAAGCTGCAATACCAGCAAAAGGCGATAAATCTCCAGCTACTTCTTTAATTTTTTTAAAAAACCCTTTTAGCATAATCTCCTAAGCAATTTATGTGATTGTTTTAGCAAGCTGGCAGGGCTTGTGAAATAAGCCAATTAATTGTACAATTATAGGCAAATTATTGCTATATGACAATAGAAAAAGAATGAGGTGTTCTTATGGAGCAAGTTAAAAAAGAAATTAAATTAAAATTTGACGCTATACGTCCGTTTGGCCCTACTGTTGTGAAAGGTAAAGTGCCTAATTTTATTTTAGATATTGTAAATAAAAAATGTGACGAGATAATTGGCGACCCAAAATTAGCTAAACAGTGGGATTGGTCTCCTAATTTAGCGGGAAATGTAAAACAAGAGGTAAGAATGCCTCCAGAGTGGATAGATGGTGACGGTCAACAACTAGTTTTTTTAATTGGTGAGATGGTAAAATCATATTTGTCTATTCCACCAGCCAGTGAAACATTAAATCCAGAAAAAATAGATAAAATGATAATTGAATCAATGTGGGCTGTGAGCCAATGGGCAGGAGACTTTAATCCTGCACACATGCATGACGGTGATTTATCAGGAGTTTTTTATACAAAAATGCCAAAAAGCATTGATAAAGAAAGAAAAGCAGAGGATCACTATCCTAGTGTAGGCGACATACTTTTTATGTGCGGTGATCCAAAAACATTTAGTGGACATAAACTACAACATCCTCCAGAAGTAG